CCACCAAAAGGCATATTCATGTTACCAAGAGATTTCTGCATACCTTGGTTATTTGCAAATTGTTGAATAGCTTTTTGTAAAGGTACAGTAACAATAGAAGGACTTTTTCCTTGACTTATTGTTGTATCTGACGTGTTTGACATGCTTAATTGATTAGAAATTGTTTGAGCTTGTGCTTTTAATGCAGGAGCTAATTTATCTAGTGTTTTTTTTAGATCACTAATTTCTAATGTTTTATCTATTTTATCTTGTTTGGTTCTAAGAGTATCTATTTCTTTTCGTAATACTTCTTCAGTATGTTTAGAACCAGATTTAATAGTTTCTATTAATTGAGAAATTTGACGTAGTTTATTTTCGACAACTTGTAACTTGGCATCAGCAGATTGACTTGTAGAATCTACAAGTGTAGCTTGACGGATACTGTTAGTATCCTCCTGTTGTCCGGTATTGTCAATCATTTAATAGAATCTCCGAAGTTTTTAAATCTAGCAAAGTCATCTTGTTTTGGATTTTGTTTTTCCCCTAATTCTTTTAAATATGCAATAATCATATTCAAGTAAATCTCTCTTTCAAAGGGGAATAATTCTTCAATTTCAGTAATGGTATAATTATGATGTTGTCTCATAGAAAATATCGTTGAGTAATAATTACCTAAATTATTATAACTCATTAAAAAGTAAAAAAATCACTTAACGTGTTTAGAACTATTTTACGTTCATTACCTTTTTCATTTTTATACTCAATGACATATTCTAAACGTGGAGCATTATTTAAGAATTCCATAATGCTTTCTAGTGTTTTTATTGTTAGATTTTCAACAAATTCAATAAGTTCTTGTTTTGAGTAAGTCTTTGTATCATGAATTTCATTATTATCATAAATTTTGTCGATACATTTTATTATTATATCATAATTTATTAAATCAGAACTATCAACATAATTTTCATCATACATTGAAGTTGTTGGGTATTTCATTGATATAATAACATCTTTGTTAATTTTAATATTATTATCAATTTCCTTATCTTGTTTTACTTCAATTTTACTTAAATCAATGGTAAAGGTGTGTTCTTTTTCATCTTCCATGTCTTTGTAAGTTTGAGTTATTTTATTATCAACAGAAAATGCTCTTATCTGAAGAAAGAGATATGAAAGATCTGTTGTTGTTATATCTTTTACATTAAATTTTGGATCAACACAGCAATTTCCGACAATTTGCTTAATTGCTCTTAGAATATCTGTGGTTTCTCCTGACTCTTTTGCAATTAAAAGGATCTTTTCTTCTTTTACAAGATATGGTCTAAAATTTAGAAGTTTCTTTGTTGAAGGAAGTTTAATAGAATGAATAGGATATGTAATTTTAGGTAAAGTCATATAATTTCCTCATGATGTTTATGATAATAATATACCAGATGGAACAGATGTTGCTGGTGGTGAAGTGGTTGATGATGATGTTCCTGTAGAAGTAACAGAAGATCCAACTATCGAGTAATCCTTGTATGTTAAATCAATATTTAACATAACAATTTCATTTTGAGCGTTCCATGAAAGAGCAACTTCTCTCATTTGAACCGGAAATACCATACTCATATTAAACTCCAGGATTGTTTCTGCTATTTGATTGTAAATGTTTAATTGCATATTTGTAGCATAATTTGATTTATATTCTGTTGTATAGGAAGGAAATCCATTATTTACACTACCAGTTGATGCATTATATGGTGGAGAAAAAGAAAAGATAGCATTAAGCCATGTATGCCAAAAGTTCCATATCATTCCATACTTATCACAAACTATAGAAATCCATGTATCTTGAAATTGTGCATTATGTGGCATTTTTTGTGTTGGACCTACACCATATCTATTAACATCAGATGCAACTAATGTTAGGAGCGGAGAACGACATTCATTTATTCTCATTGAAAGAAGTGGTGTTATATTGCTGGCAGAAGTAGAAACTCCGCTTGAACCGAAAAGACTTGTTCCTGTTAGGATAGGAGGTGTATAAATTAACAAGTTATAGTTATATGGTTTTACATAACCATTTTGTTGTAATTGTGCAGAAAATTCGTTGATACTAAATGCCATTATCTTCTTTTACTCCATACGATAGATGAGTATATTGCTTTTGGTATATTTGTTAGTTTTGTCTTTGAAGACTTTAATGCTTTTACTATTATTCTTACATATTTTGCTATTTGTTCTTTATAATGTTTTGTTTTTGTAACAGGAATTTTTGGGATCTCTTGTATTATTTTCTCTGTCTTGGTGTATTGTGCAGGATTTTCGTGCACATGCATACTTTCCAATTGTCTTAATATTTCTTGACGAATTGGCTGTTGTTGCTGACTTTTTACGGGAGCAACTGGTTCTTCAATAATTTGTGCCCAACAGCGACAGTTCCATGCTTCTCCTGGATGACCGTGTACTTCTATTCCGCCTGTATCAATGCCAATGATCGGCGGATCATCCCATTCACAATATTCACCTTCAAGTATTTCATGAAGTGCTCTTACACGTTCGTCTCTTTGAGTACGCCAAATATATCCCTTGGAATCAGGGTATGTTTTTCGTAGTTCTTCATTATGTTTTAATGCTTCTTTATATTTGAAGGAAAGATCAATTCTTTTGTCTCGTTTATCCAAATGTGTTTACCTGTTTATATATTTTATATATATTTAGGGCAAATAAAAAAGGATGGGTATACCCATCCTTTAAAAGAATAATATTGTCATAAAAGTTTTTTATCTTATTCTTTTGGTGCTCGATGCCATCGTTCCATTGCTTCTCTGACCACAACATCGCGTTGCATCTCTTCAATACGACCTTCACGTCCTCCTTTACCACCTCCTCCACCACATTTGGTCATTACCATCATGGCCATGGCGATAAGAGCAACTGTGGTAAGAACTCTGCTCATATTAGCCGTGTTAGATGTATCTGTTGTTTCCATCTTTGTTTGCTCTTTTTGAATTTTCTAGCCTAACATCTTCAACATAAAAATGGCGATTTCATGTCCTTTTTACAAGAACAAAACGTGAACAAATGAATTGTAATATTTTAGGATAAAATGTTAAATATAATACTAAATAATAGTAGCCATCGCGATGTTATCAGCATCCATGGCTTCTAATACTTTATCATTTTACAGGAGTACCAGCATATGAATATTTATAATTTTTTTTGTCTAATTTGTTATAAAGAATTTAAAAAACCACATGGTTTAGGTTCTCATGTTGTTTATGTTCATAAATTAACTAAACAAGAATATTATGATAAATTTTATAAAAAAGAAGGTGAAGGTATTTGTGTTATTTGTAGTAAAGAAACGAAATTTTTAACTTGTCTAAAAGGTTATTCAAGTTGTTGTTCTGGAAAATGTTCATCTATATGGGGATGGAAAAAATTAAGACAGAATAGTGAAAAGTATAATAAAAGTAAAGTAAATTATTCAAGAGCATCTATTAAGCGATGGGCCAATAATGAATATAAATCTTATACAAGAGATAAAATGTCAGAAGGTATTGAGAGAGTAAATAATTCTTTAACGGAGGATGAATTGAGAAGAAAATATAGTAATAGTGGTTTTCCAGCAGTTGGATTATTTAAAATTAAAAATTCAAAAAAGTATATAGGTAATACTGATTTAATTATATACAGAAGCAATCCAGAATTATCATTAATGATTAATTTTGATGATGATCCTCATGTTTTGAACTGGAGTAGTGAAGAAATTATTGTGCCATATTATTTTATAGATGGACGTAAACATAGATACTTTGTTGATTTTTATTGTGAACGAATCAATTCTAATGGTGAAATAAGAAAATTATTAATTGAATATAAACCATTTAGTCAGACACAACCACCAAAGAAACGAAAATCTAGAAAATATCTTGCCGAAGAATTGACATATATTAAAAATAAAATGAAATGGGAAGCAGCAGAACAATATGCAAAAAAACGTGGATGGGAGTTTATCATTATAACAGAAAAAACATTAGGGGAATTTAAACAGTAATGACGACTCGGTTTTTTGACAAGCTTCCAACAATAAAATATAATAACTGTAATTGTATTGATATAACAAAACGAGTAGAATTACTTAATTCTGTTAATAATAATCAGTATATTTATTATCCCTATGACTTACAGACATACGAGAGGGCAGATCAGTTCTCTAATCGTTATTATGGAGACTCATATCTTTCCTGGATTCTTTATCTCACAAACAATATTTATGATCCTCTTCGTGGATGGTATTTACAACTTTCAGAATTAAATGAATTAATTACACTTAAATATGGTTCTCTTCAACTCGCAACACAAAAGACTAAGTTTTATAGAAATAATTGGGTTGGTGTTTCTAATATTCTTCCTTCTTATTATGATGCACTTCCTCCTATTCTTAAAGAGTACTGGCAACCTGTTTGTATCGGCTACAAGATTACATCCTACGATAGAATAAACATAGATTGGTCTGTAAATACTAATAGAATAATTAAATATAATGTATCAAATACATCTTTTATCAGTGATGAAGTTGTAGATATTGTGTGGAATGGAAATGCAATGGGACAAGGACAACTTTTATCAATCGATTCTTCTTCCAATAGTATATTCGTTCAGCATGTGAATGGATATTTTCAAGAAAGTTTTACTAATAAGATTACTGCAAACTCTTATATATATGGACAAGAAAGTTCTGTGAATACAACATTCTCTATTAATTCTTCTAGTGTATATGTTGAGTCTGTTGTAGTTGCAGAAAATTTAACACCAGATGAAGAAATATATTGGATTCCTGTAACATATTATGATTATGAAAATGAGAATAATGAAAAAAATAAAACTATCAGAGTTCTTGATAACAAATATACTTCTGATGTTGTCGTCAATTTGACTACACTAATGAGTAATACTAGATGATAGGAGACCTTGTCAATTATTCTCTAACAGTTGGTGGATTTAATTTAATCAATACTGCAGGTGTATCTGTTGTAGAACTTAATATTTATGAAGACCTTGAATCTCCTACAGGCCCCTTTGGTGACATATATATTATTGATGGTGTTGATTTTGTTGGAACTAATAAAATTACAGGAAATGAACTTGCTTTTGTTTCCTTAAAGAGTGAAGATTTTCCTTCTTCTCCATTAAATATTACAATGTCTCTTATGCAAGGAACAAATGTAAAATCAGGTTCATCTCAAGGAATGGATGGTGGTGGAGGTGGTTCTCTTTATCATAAAGAATATACTTGGAAACTTTGTGCTCCTGCATATATATGGTGCCAAGGAAATTATGTAAATAATGATTTTAAAGACCTTTGTTCTAATATTATGTCAAATGTTGTTGAATATGCCTTTAATGCTGGCTGTCAGACTCCTGATATAACTACTCCTATCAATAGGATGTTAGCAAGATATGAACATCCTCTTAAGTTTATTGATAGAATTATCGATGAAAGTATTTCATCAAACAATCGTTCTTCTCTTTATATTCTTTATTATGATAGAAATAATTATATATATGAAACATATGAGAATGCCTTTCAAAGATCTTCTGGTGTAACATTAACAATGAAAAATACCCTTAAGACCTCAAAAACAACAATAGAAGATATGCGTAATCAGATTATGTGGTATAATGTTGATTCTTTTTATCGTCCATCAAGACCACAAAATAAAGGTTATGCCATTACATATAATATGGCAACAGGAGAAATATCAAAAGCTGATCCAGTTGATGTTGGTTTTAAATGGAATGTTCCTCCAGGAACAACACAAATATACAATGCTTCTCCACCTTATACAACTGGTGTTGCTCAGTTCATCACACTTTCTCCCGAAAATACACCATATGAAAAACAACTCGCACAAGCAAAAGTATATCGATCTGCTTTTCAGAGTCAATTATCACAAAATAAAATATCTTTTCAGTGTATTGGAAATCCTGCGATTAAGATAGGAAGTACAATAACATTGAATATTCCTGATTGTAAGGCTGATAGTGAGCAACCAGATAAAATAATTTCAGGAACATATTTAATTAAAAGTATAAATCATAAGATACGAGCAATTAATCAAACTCCTCGATACTTACAAATTATAGAAGCAATTCGTCCAGGATATAATGGAGTTTCTGATAGTCAAGGATAATATTAATAGTCTGACCTGTAACCGCCTGATCTGTTTGGATCTCGATTACCACGATAGCGATAATCAGGAGTATCATAACGTCTCCTTTGATAGTCAGGTGGAAAACTGTGTTGGTATCTATGACCATAATATGAATTTGGATTATAACGTGGAGGTTCAACAGGTTTATAATAAGGATTATCACGATAATATTGAGCGCTAGCATTCATTGTCATTGTCATTGTTACTGTGATGACAGAAAAAAATAGTATCATTAATGCTTTCACGAGATTTCTCCTTTGAGGTTCTGACTTCAATGTGATTGAAGCATATGCTGAAGTAGAAATCAAGTAACTTGAATGTGATAATATCACATATGAATATTTGAATATGTTGGGATTTGAATATAAATAATAGAATGGTCCTATTACTCCGAGTCGAACAGAGATTTCCGGTTCTAAGAAAATGGCACCGTCATCAAGAATCGAACTTGAGTAATGGAATCCACAGTTCCACGCACTGCCACTATGCTATGACGGCATTATTATTTCACTTCTTAATTTATTAATACGTTTATAGCTATCTCCGCATAAATTCATATTAAGGTTTTCTAGTATTTTATGATTATTAAGTTTTTTATGAGTAAACGGTATAAATAATATTATCTATAATATATAGGGGAAAAATCTAAATGTCAATAGTTATGGGTTACGTTGTAAATACTTATTCTACAACCGGCCAAGTACAAGTACGTAGGTTCGGTTATGATGATCAAAATCAAGATTCTACTAATCTTCCATGGGTTTATCCATCACAAGGAACGTCTCACATGGGAGTTGCTGGAATTGGTAAAAATCATGCACTTCAACCTGGATGTCGTGTTGCAATGTTAGAAGTTGGTGGTCCAGATGGATCATTAATTGCAGTCGGAACTATGAATCGAATGGGTTCTGCCCAGTCTTCTTCTTCTGGTGGTTTCGATCAAGCAACATCATGGACAACTGTAAATACACAACAGACAGATTATGCCATTCCTCTTTCTAATGCTGGTGCACCCAATGGAACAAGAGCAATGGCAAAACAACCAAGTTCGAATTATTATACTCCGGCTGGTGGAACTCCTTATGATCCATCCCAGAATATTTACCCTTCTACATCATATTGGAATAATTCTGGATAATACACTATACTTTTTTACTAAATACTTCTATGAATAATAATAATTTTATAGGAGTTGATAATGAAAGAAAAATATGGATTTGTTTATATTTGGTACGATAAAAAACATAAAAGATATTACATTGGTTGTCATTGGGGTGATGAAGATGATGGTTATATTTGTAGTTCCAATTGGATGAGAGATGCCTATAAAAGAAGAACACAAGATTTTAAAAGACGAATATTAGTTATAATACATGATAAAAGAGAATTACTAAATGAAGAATATAAATGGTTATCTTTAATAAAGAAAGAAGAATTGGGTAAAAAATACTATAATCTTAAAAATAGTTTTATAGAAAATTGGGCATTTGAAAAAGAAAAAAAATTATCAGTATGTGAAAAAATGAAGAAAACCAGAGGCACAAACGAATATCGTGAAAAGATGCGCAAAATAAAATTAAATAACCATGATAAAGCATCAATAAAAATGAAAGAAGTATGGGTTGATTTAGAAAAAAGAAAAAATATGTTAGAAGGAAGAAAAAATTCAGAAAAAGTTAAGATTATGTATGAAAATTGGAGTGGAGAAAATAATCCTAATTATGGGAAGTTTCAATCAGATGAATCTAAGAAAAAGATTTCAATTAAGCAGAAAAAAAGATATTTAGAGATGTCAGTAGAAAAAAGAGAAGAATTGAATAAAGTAAGAAAAGAAAATGAAAAATGCAAAGAAGCTCAAAGAAAAGCTACTGATTATGCTGTATATAAAGTAAAAGGAACAAAATGGTATAATGATGGTAATATTAATTTTAGATTATTTCCTCAAGAAGCAAATAATTCTGTGATATTAGGAAAGATATAATAAATGGCTGATTTGTTTACAGAAATAATAAAGAAATTTTCAAATTATAATGATCCTGCCGGTGTTGCTTCTGCTTCTCCTGGAACTAAATCTGTTAAATCGGCCCTTGATCAAACAGATCCTGAGAGAAAATCACAAGTACTTCCTCAATTTGCCACACAAGTTCAGCAAATAATTAATATGATGGGCATTCTCTCTATGGGAAGTGCTGCAACATCTTCCACTCCTGCCCAACAAACAACGAATAATATTTCAAATACGGCAAATGTGGTTTCTTCCAATTTATATTCTAATAGCACTTCAAATGCTCTTGCTATTGCAGTTTCAAATACTTCTATTGGAAATAATGCAGTTGGTGCAAATATAACTGGTATTGTTTCTGAAGTTATGCAGGTAGGTTTGTCTAATGCACTTGCAAAGGAGTCACAGAATAGAGGACTTCATAAAACGATGGGAGTTATGGCTTCTGTTCTAAATAATCCTCAGTATTTTAGCTTATTATCTACAGACTATCAAATTATAATATTAAATGCTCTTTCCGATTTTGAAATTAACTTATTTAAATATGGGTTAAATAATTATCCAATCCTACAGGCTCCTCCTATTATAGTTGAAAATGTTGTTCCTTCTCCGATTGTAACAGTTGTTCCTGATTTTTATGCTCAAGTATTTTATTATCCTAATATAGATCCATATCCTGGATATATTCAATATCAAAGTATTGTAGATTTTAATAATAATTTATATACAATCAGAACAAGCATTAATCCACCATTTTCAGATGCTTCTAATTCATTCATTTATACAGCTACTCAAGCATTTGTTACTGATTTAGATCCTTATATTGTCCAGGCTAATCTTTCAATATCTGCATTAGCTTTTATTATGACAGATGTTCTTAATCAGACTTTAACAAATTGGCATAATATCTTGCTTGGTACAGGTTCTCAGAATCAAGTTCTAACCAGTAATACAATTGCTGCTTCAACTTCTACAAGTTCTTCGAGTGGAAGTAATCTTGTTGCTCAATTATTACCATGGTTGAATACTATGATGCAAGGAGCACAATCAAATCATCTTCCAAAATCTGTATTAAATCAAGGAGCAATTCAACAATTGTTGAATAAACATGGTGATATGTGTGCAAAAATGAAAATGTGTCAACAATTTGGACAACAAGCATTACAAAAAGGTGCTGGAGGTTCAGGGCCAAATTCAGATTTTAGTTAAGGGTAAATAATATGACAAAAGACAATAATAAAATTCCTCCTTCTCCTTTGTTACATTAAAGTCATACTAAATATTCCTATGAACAATAATTTCATAGGAATATTAAATGAAAAAAGAAAAATATGGTTTTATTTACATCTGGAGAGATAAAAAACATAAGAGATATTATATTGGTTGCCATTGGGGATTAGAAGATGATGGTTATATTTGTTCTTCTAACTGGATGCGAGCAGCATATCGAAAACGAAAAGAAGACTTTAAAAGACGCATTTTAAGAAAAAATATATTATCAATTAAAGAAATGTTTTTAGAAGAAAAAAAATGGTTAAGTATGATAAAAAAGGAAGAAATGAGTTCTTATTCTAATAAACCTAGATATTATAATTTAACTATTACAGATGGTCATTGGATGACTGATGAAAAAATTGAAAAAGATGTTAGAAAAAGAAAATCAGAAGCAGTGATGGGAGAGAAAAATCCATTTTTTGGAAAAAAACATAAGGAAGAAACTAAAAAACAAATTTCTGAATCTACAAAAGGCGAAAAAAGTGTTTGGTTTGGAAAGAAACATGCTTATGAAACAATAGAAAAATTGAGAGAAATTAATACAGGTGAAGGAAATCCTATGTTTGGAAAAAGTCCAACAAAGGAACATAGAGAAAAAACTTCTTATGCTTTAACTGGAATTAAACGCTCTGATGAAACTAAAAAAAGAATGTCTAAGGCAAAAAAAGGACAAGTTCCAAATAAGGAAACAAGAAAAAAAATGTCTATTGCTGCAAAAAAACGTCATGAAAGAAATAAAATTTTAAAAAAGGAAATGATTTATGAGTTTTGATAAATCAAATGCGAAAATTCCTCCCTCGCCCTTCGAAACTGATTATGGACAAACAAGATCAGATCTTTATGCAGATTGTTTTCATGAATGGGAAACTTGTTTAGCAGGAACACATCAATCAAAGTATCGTGATCCACAAAATCCAAAAACTATGTTTGATTCACATGCAGATGCAACAGGTTCAATATATAATACAGATTGTAATAATGGTAATGCAATAACTACGGAAACTCATTCTGGAGCACATCGTTATTGGAGTATGAATGCCTGTGAACATGTTGGTTCACATAAAGAATCTGTGACTTGGAATGGTGTTCATAATCAAGGTTCTCAGTTTGAACATTCCAAGACTACTACAGATAATATGACAAATGGTTCATCTGGGATGAAAGTAAACATTTCTGGAGATCATTCTACCGTAAGAACTAATTCATCGGGAACAGGCGGTGGTAGTGCTGCAGATGTTAGTACCTCTTCTTCTTCTCAATCAGGTACAGATTCTGATGGAAATCGGTATGTTAATCATGAAGGAAATTCAGTTCACAGTTATAATGGTCATACTTACATTATAGCAAAGGGTGATCATGGTTTACATGCGCAAGGTGGTAATATAGATCATCATGCAGATGCTAAATTACAAATGTATGGAGAATCTGCTGCAATGGTTACTTCAGGTACAACAGTAATTCTTAAGGCAGGTTCATCGACAGCAACTATTACTATGACAGGTGATACGGTAACTATTACTGCATCAAAAATAATACTTGATGGTGAATGCCACTTAGGAGGTTCTGGTGGTACATTAGCAGGTGTGTGTGGTGGTGGTTGTGCGACTAAAGTTTTTGTTACATAGAGAAAGGTAATTATGAGTAATTTTATAGAAGTAGAGACATTTACAGCGAATAATAGTTCATATACGGTGTTAGCCAATGATTGTTTTATTTTGATTAATGCAAATGGTTATGGAAATTGTTCAGTGATTTTGTTGAGTAATTCTAATTTAGCAAAAAGTTATATTATAAAAGAAACATCTGGTCTTATTGTTATATCAAATGTTGTTGCTAATACAGTAAATGTTACTCCTTTGATTATAACTACAGATAATTCTTCTTGTTTGATAGATTCTTCGGCTAGTGTTCAAATTAATATTAATTTTGGCTCATTACAAGTTATATCTGTTCCAAATGGTTCATACATAACCATATAATTTTACATAAATAAAAATAAAAAAAGAGTATTACATGGTAAGTTTTTCTAACTTTTTAAAAGAACAGGATATTAAATCTGTTGAACATGAAAATTATGGCCAAGAATTCTGGTGTGGATTATAGAAATGTTTTATTAAAGGGAAAATAGGAGATATTTGTTGGTAGTTACTGTTAATAGAGCTGATGCTTATACAAATTTAAAAAACAAATTAACTTATTATAGTGATTTTACTAATAACTTTAATCAGACTCCTTTTGGCAAAAATCTTGCATTAATTACAAATGAACAAGATGTATCTCAGTCTATAAGAAATCTAGTTTTTACAAATTATGGAGAAAGATTTTTTCAACCATCTTTAGGTTGTAATGTTACTGGTTCTCTATTTGAATTGTCAGGAATACCCTTAATAAATCTCTTAAGAGATTCTATAACAGCAACTATTACGTCAAATGAGCCTCGTTGTTTCTTACAAAATGTGATTGTCCAAGATCCAGACTCTGTTAATAGTTTAACAACTCCTGCTTCTTCTGATAAAAATGGACTTGAAGTAACAATAAAATATTCCTTAATTAATAATCCGAATCCTATTACACTTACACTATTCTTGACCAAAATTCGTTGATTTTACATAAATAGTAATGACCATCACGATACGGCAATATCCATGGTCTCTAATACTATAATTTTTCAAAGAGGAGTATCAGCATATGATATATTTATACATTAAAATGTGTAATCATTGTGGTTTAAAATATTTAGGACAAACAATACAAGATCCATTTAAGTATAAAGGTTCTGGTAAATATTGGAAAAATCATATTAAAATTTATGGCTATGACGTAACTACTAAAATAATATTTGTAACTGAAGAAACTAAAATAAAAATAGCAGAAAAATTGAAAGGAAATACACATTTTAAAGGACATACTCATACCGAAGAAACTAAAAGTATTATGAGAGAGCGTCAATTAAATATTGAACATATATTATGTATATTTTGTAATAAAAAATTCAAACCTGCACATTTTAAACGGTGGCATGGAAAAAATTGTAAGGAAAATTATCATGCCAGCTAATAGTTCTCTTATATTAACAAGTTTAGATTTTGATTCACTTAAGCAAAATTTTATAAAATTTCTTGGTTCGCAGACAATATTCAAAGATTTCGATTTTTCTGGAAGTAATATAAATGTTCTTTTAGATATACTTTCATATAATACATATTTAAATTCTTTTTACTTAAATATGATTGGTTCTGAGGCATTTTTAAGCACTGCGCAATTAAGAGATTCTGTTGTTTCTATTGCAAAAGAACTTAATTATATTCCAAGATCATCACGTTCTTCTGTCGCAACATTAAATTTAACATTTAATACTTCTGGATTATCTGGAACATTAGTAATTCCTTCTGGAACTATGTTTACTGGAACTAATTCAAATGGAATGTTTTCTTTTGTAACAGATCAAACATACACTGTTTTATCTGCTGGTTCTCAATATAATGTATCAAATGTTCATGTTTATGAAGGAAAAATATTTACAGAAACATTTATTGTTGATAATACTATTGAAAATCAGAAATTTGTTCTTTCTAACTTAAATGTAGATGATACAAGTATTAATGTTTCTGTTACTACTTCTGATGTTACTACTCCTTTCTTACAAAAAACTAATCTTCATGGTCTTGTTTCTAATTCTGCTGTATATTTTGTTCAAGAAGATCCTGGTTCTCTTTATGAGATATCTTTTGGAGATGGAATTTTTGGAATAGTGCCTCCACATGCTTCTGTTATTAATGTTTCTTATAGAGTAACTAATGGTTCCTTTGGAAATGGTGTTAATAAACTTATTTTAGCTCAAAATTTAAGTCTTGTAAATGGTGGAAATATTTCTTCTGTCGTTAATGTTGTTGATCCATCATCAGATGGGGCCGATATTGAAAGTATAGAATCTATAAGATTTAGAGCACCAAGAAATTATCAAGTTCAAAATCGTGCCATAACAGCATTTGATTTTGAAGATTTGATTACACAGAATTTTCCAGAAGTAAAAGATGTAAGTGTATTTGGTGGAGAAGACATTTTTGGTTCAATTCAATATGGTACAGTTTTTATTGCATGTACCACATTTTCAGGCGCTCCTCTTTCAAAAAGTATTGAAACAGACATAATTAATTTTCTTTCTTCTAAAACTTCTATAGGAATAACACTTAAATTTATTAATACAGATTATGTCTTTATTGTTCCATATATTACTGCATATGTTGATTTTTCACAAACATCATTATCTCCTGTAGATATATCTACAGAAATATTTCAATCTATTAGTTCTTATAATTCTAATAATCTTAAAGCATTTAATGCAGATTTCATGCTTTCCAAATTTGCTGCACAAATAGATGATTCTGATAATAGTATAAAAGGAAATACTACTACATTATCCATGTATAAGAATGTTTTATTTGCTAATGGTTATCCTCAAACACTGACAATTTCTTTTAATAATTCTATAATTCCTGGAACAATATCTAGTTCGGATTTTATATTAAGCGATGGAAAATCTTATAAAATTACTGATTTTAACCCTCTTAATAATACATTTTATGGATCAAATTCTAATGGATCATTTAATATTGTAAATAGTTCCAATGCATTATATTTCAGTCAAGTAAGCACTAATAATGTTCAAAATTTTATTAATGCTGGATTAGTAGATTATGCAAATGGTTCTCTTTATATTCAAAGTATAAATGTATTTGATTTTATGAATCCACAAGGTATTTCTATAAGCGCAAAACCATCTTCAGAGGAATTATATGGAACAAGAGAGATAGTATTAGAAATTGATGAAATAAAATCATCAATTAACGTAACTAAGATACTATGATGGAGGTTTATGTATAAACCATGAGTTCAAATAATATCATAGATGAAGTAATATCTCCATTAATACCATATGAATTTCCTCAGTTTTATCAATCTGATGGGCCGATGTTCATTGAATTTGTTCAAGCATATTACCAATGGCTTGAACAAAGTGCTAATTCACAATATGTAGGATCTATTACAACAGAGTCTAGAAATCTTCCTTCTTATTGGGATATTGATACAACTTCTTCAAAGTTTTTAAAATATTTTGAAGATACGTTTTTAGTTAATATACCAAAAAATTTATCAATAGATACTCGTTTTTTAGTAAAACATGCCTTAGAATTTTATAATTCTAAGGGAACTATTGATAGTTTTGAACTTTTGTTTAGAATGCTTTATAATCAAAGCATTGAGGTTAATACTCCAGGACAATATATGTTTAGATTATCCAATGGTAATTGGACAATACCAAAATATATTGAAGTGAACGATAGTCCATATTTAGGACAATTAGATGGAAAATTAATAATAAGTTCTTCTGGTAGTACTGCTGTTGTTGAGAGTTATAGTAAAAAGATAATAAATGGTAAAGTTGTTAATATTTTATATCTTTCAAGTTTAACAAAAGATTTCAATTTCAATGAGTTTATTTATTGTGATTCTTTTCCAGAGATGACTGGTATTAATGCTCCATTAGTTCTTGGATCATTATCCACTATTACTGTTGAAAATGGTGGAATTAATTTTAATGTTGGTGATTTACTTGAAATTTCTGGTTCTGGTACAGGTGGTGTGGCAAGAGTTGTTGCCACACGAAATGAAAATGGAAAAGTTTCATTTTCATTAATAAATGGTGGTTTTGGTTTTAGTGCTAATGCAGTCATAACAATTGATAACACTGGTACGGGTGGTTCTGGTGCTTCTTTTCAAATTGGTGGTCTAACTAATCAACAAACTATAAGTTTAAATACTGATGTTATTGATGGTTTATATAATACTGTTATTGATTTGTCAACATCTGGTTTTAAAGTCGATATAACTAATGCTAGTTCTAGTTTTTTAAATGATGAAATAGTATATGGTAATGCTTTAAGTCTACATTTAAATATTAAAGAACTTCATACTCTCACTTCTTTATCTAATGGAGAAACTATTTCCAATTCATCATTAGGAATTACGCCTTTAACTGTTTATTTTGCTGACGGCCAAGACATATATCTTACAGGAAATAATTCAGCATTAACTAATGCAAATTTGGTAAATGGAACTTTGTTAATTTGTGATGATAATAATACATTGATAGAAATTTTGTGTGTTGATCCGGTGCAAACTGTCTTTGCTAATTGTTTTGTTATTGGTTCTGGTTCTAATACATCTGTTTTAAGTGTTAATAGAATGGATACAAATCCAATTGGATATTATGTTCCTGGTATGGTAATTACTGGAAATATTTCTGGAACTACTGCTACTGTGACATCATGTACAAGACTAACAGATTGGTCTTATTTTCCTGTAGTAGGATTTAATAATCTTAATGATATTATCCAAGAAAGCTTCTCTACGGTAACTGAAGTTATTGGAACGATTTCTTTCCTTAAAAATGAAAATCCTGGTAGTGGTTATGCATCTTCTCCTTCTATTTCTATTATAGAGCCTTTAATATATAGTTTAAAAATAGATGATGGAATTGGGGGATTTTGGGGATTTGATGCTAGTATAACTGCTTCTGCTAGCAATACTGGCGGTATTGTGACTGCTTTATCAGTTTTAGACTCTGGTTTTGGATGGTCTCCTGATGAGTTTCTTATTATGTCAGAAGCAAATAATAATTCAGCGGTTTTTGGAAAAGCAATTGTAAGAACAACTGGTACTGGAGTGGGATATTGGAATAATACTCAAAGTTTCTTGGATGACGTGATGGTTCTTCAAGATGATTATTATTATCAAGTATATTCTTATGAAATTATTTCTGAAATGATGCTAAATATATATGAAAGTGTTATTAAAAATCTGGCACATCCTGTTGGATATATGCTTTTTGGAAAGTATAATGTAAGAAGAGAGCTTCCATCTCCTGTAAGTTTAATTTCTTCTTCGATTGTTCAGGATTCTGCTATTATATTTTATACATCAGATAGTATATTACTTACTTCTGATAATTATATTATTACAGTAGATTAATATACAACAACAAGTGATTTTATTGAAAGTTTAGATCTTCAAGAAATAGATACAACAGATGGTGATATTTTGGCATATGATATGTATACCTATTTATTAACAGACGATGAACAACTTTTAGTTTCAAATGGTGATTATTTAGTAATAGGATCTTAATATTAAGATTATTAATCAAGGAAAAGTAAATGACTAATAGGATTTTAGAAAGTTTTAGTAATACCATCACTGTGAATTTATCTTCCGGTGGAATTGTTTCTATAGATGTAAATGATAACGTTGTAAATTCTAATAATGCATTATATGTTGGAGGATTACCGGCGACAAATGTTGTTTCTAATGCACAATTAATTGCTAATTTATCAAATTATCTTACATCAAGTTACTCCAATACAGCAACTTCTGGAACATTACATATAGGAATATGGAAGATTAATTTTGGTTCTGTAGTTACTAATTCATCAGGATCAAATACAGTTGTTTTTAATACTTCATTCGTAAATCCACCGTATTCAGTTATTGTTGGACCAATTGCAAATGTATATTCTGCTATAGTATCAGCTAATGGAGTAAGTAATACTGGAGTATCTATATTTTCCGCAGTTAATACTGGTTTAACAAATACTGGAATTCAAGGTGTATATTATACTGCCATAGGATATTAATATATGACAATAGAATTAATTAATGTTGGAACATCTCCTGGTGATGGTACTGGAGATCCAATTCGTACTGCTTTTCAGAAAGTAAATGATAATTTTATTCAATTTGCGCCAGTTTCATTCTCTGGTGAATATAATAGTCTTTCTGAAATTCCATCTTTCGCAACTGTTGCAACAACTGGGCAATATACAAGTCTCCTTGGATTACCTCCACTTGGAAGTCTATCAACATTGTCTTCTATTAATAATAGTAATTGGTTTGGAACTCCACTTTCAGTAAATAATGGTGGAACGGGACAAACAACTTCTATTAATGCATTTAATGCAATTTCCCCTATAAGTGTTTCTGGTGATATTATTTTTGGTAATTCAAGCGGACAATCATCCAGACTTTCAATTGGTGCTAATTCTACTATATTAACTGTTGTGAATAATTTTCCACAATGGGCTCCATCTGTTGGACCAGCAGGTTATAATACTCAAATACAATTTAATAGTAATGGAATTTTTGGTGCTGCAACAGCTCTAACATATAATCAAACTGGAAATTATTTAACCATAACATCTTTAGCAACTAATGGAATTCCTCTTAATATAAGAGGATCAAATGGACAGACTACAGATCTTATTGATTTAACGGCAAATGGTGGAACACAAGGAGGTCTTGCTAAATTTACAGCAAATGGTTCTCTTTATATTCAAGGTTCTGCATTATCTCCATCTTCATTAGAACTAAGCAGTTCCCATTTTTACGGACAATACTTTCAATTAAAGACTTCAACTGGTTCTTATGGTCCTTATATAAAAACAGTTGATAATAATGAAATTAGATTTTATCAAGCAAATAATAATCCAATTTGGAGTATTGGTTGGGGTGATGATCTTTTCTTTCATCGATATGGTGCTGGAATTATGCATCAGCATAATTCTATGAATCCATGTATTTATAGAGTATTTAATTGGTATCAAGATGAAGACAATTGGGAAGGTTGTGGTTTTAACTGGCAAACAGAAACTAATGTTTGTCGTTTTGGAACAGAATATTCTAATGGTATTTCTAGAGAATTACATCTTATAACTGGTGGAATTGTTAGTGCAAAAATAGATGCTTTTCAGAATTTTGTTTTTAATCCTACAGGAACTTCTCTTCTATCAACTGCTAATAATGGATTTATACATTTACCTGTATGTAATGGAATACCAACTGGTTCGCCTACATTTTTTGATGGTGCGGCTGCTACTGTTGTAAATGAAGCAAGTAATACTCTTAATATCTCCATTAATGGATCTTGGTATCATGTTAAACTTACTGCCGGAGCAGGATTTAAGGATACACTTTTCCTAAATACTCCATATAGACAAAATTGGAGTAAAAAATGCAAAATAGATATGGATTCATTTATATTTGGTACGATAGAAGACATAGAAGATTTTATATAGGATGTCATTGGGGAAGAGAAGATGATGGTTATATTTGTTCCAGTAGATGGATGATAGCTTCTTATAAAAGAAGACCACAAGACTTTAAGAGAAAGATTTTAATTTCTAATATTAATGTTCGAAAAGATTTATTAGAAGAAGAATATAAATGGTTATCTTTAATTAAAAATGAGGAATTAGGTAAAAGATATTATAATCTTTCTAAAAAACATTTTGGTCATTGGACCATAGATGAAAATAAAAGAAAATCTATAAGTGAAAAAAATTCAATAGGCTTGAAAAGATATTATCAAGAACATCCAGAAGCAATAATACAAAATTCTGAAAATAGAAAAAAATATTATGAAAATTCTGAAAATAGAAAAAAAAATTCTATTAAAACTAAAGAAGCAATGGCAAGACCTGAAATAAGAGAAAAATATCTTAATGGCTTTAACGAGCATTTAAAGAAAATTAGAAAAGAAAAAGAACGTAAAAAAGAACAATATAAAATTAATATAGAAAATAATAAAAAAATTAAATGTATTTATTGTGGTTATGAAGGACATTTAAGAATTATAACAAGATTTCATAACGAAAATTGTGAACATAAATTTGGCTTAAATTGGGAAGAAATAATGAATGAACATAATCTTGGTATATCTATTAGAAAGTTATCTAATAAATATAATATTCATAGAAGAATATTAACAAGAATAATAAATTAGATTTAAAGGATAAATATGAATAATTATAATGTAGAATTTTCAAAAGATGAACTCATAGCTTTATTACAATTAATAGATATTGCGATTCAGAGTAAAGGTCTTCAGGTAGCTGAAGTAGCAGTTTACTTTCAAGGCAAGTTTCGTGAAACAGTTTTAAAAGTTGAACGTGAAAATGAAAATAAGTCAAGTATGATAAAAAAGGAATAAATTAACGTGGCTGTATTAACAACTGCATATCATGTAGAAATGGCAAAACTAGCAGTAAATAGTTTTACTGCTGATACTCCAAAATATATTTTTATTGGTCATCCAGATCCTTGGGTGAATATTAATGGTAGTTATAATGATACGGTAATACCAAATGCTAATATTTCTATATTTCAAAG